ACGATGTCTATAACAGACGTCAATCTCAAAGCTGATGAGGGGCGGTTCCCCCCATCAAGTGCTGATATCTTTGTCCAAGGTGACGAGGAAAACTTCCAAGCCGAACCCTCGAAGCAGATCGATCTCTGCACTGATGTAAAACTCCCAGAGGAGGAGGGCCGAAACCCTCCCCCCCCAGGGCGAAATGAATTTCATTCAATCGTTCCTCTGGTGGAGTACGCGCACGCCCAAGTGATGGGCGTACTATCCTTAATCCAGACCGGTGCCGGGCCTCAAGCCCTGGCGCAGCGGTCTTCCGTGTCTGCAATAGTTAGATCTTTCCTGGTGGCGTTCGTAACGGAAATCCTCCCTCGCGGGGGACTACGCTCGAGCCATCAGATGCGATCAATGATCCATAGTTTCGCCGCGATGGCAAAGACTTTGGACTCCTGTGCAAACGAAAAGAATGATGAAATGACAGTGGCCAAATATTGTTGTGACCTGTTGATGTGTAGAGTAACGAAGGATCGGGCAACTCGCCCCGTCCGACCGCCATCAGTAACTCGTAATATATTCACGGGATGGACCGCCAAGGTCCTAGCCCGCGCCACTAGTGCAAGAAATCTAAGCTTTATCGTGTCCGTTCAGAAGGGTGCCAAGCAATCCTGGGATGGTGTCACCGACACCTTTCAGTCCCTTGCTGCCATCAAGCTCTTGGGAATCATGTCCCAGACGCATGCTCCTCTACCCGAGGACCTTTTGACGGAGATTAAGCTTTGTTCTCGTCGTATTTACTCTTCCAGGGCCTATGTCCCAATGAAATGTCTCCCCTCGAGCAGTGCTTGTCGGGAGTCAAATCGTAAGACAGGAGGTTATCTGGGGACACTCCCTCCCGCCGATCTCGTTCCTAAGACTGAGACTCACCCCGTGCTGAAGAGCATGGGTTTAGTCCCGCATGTCATTAACGAGGTTAATCGCTGGAGAGAGGAGTCTTACCGAATATCGGAAGAGCGAGTCGCAGAACACCGAGGAGACGACTCCTTCGGAGCCTTGGATGAAACTTGCGCTTTCCCCGCCAACGAAGTCCAGGTCGGATCACTAATCCGCATTCCTGTCGACTTTAGAAATCCCAGTGGACCGTCACGCGTTGTGGCGATTCAGTCGGGGTTCGGACAGCTTTTCGCCGCTCTCATCGTAGAGCCTGCGAAGTGCAGATCCGTCACGTTGGGGCCGGGTGATGTCTATCACCTTCTTCAGCCTATGCAGGGGCATCAACTCGACTGTTGGAAACATTCACAGTATTCGACGATGCTGGACGCTGACTTGACCCAGAAATGTCAGAACCTTTATGATTGCGCGCTGCGCGTCTCAGGTCTGTTCGTGGGTCCTCTCCTTTGGAATAATGGTGATTATGCTTCCGCTACTGACAACCAGAAGCGCGAATGCACACGAGCTTGTTTGTCTGGCCACGAGGGTTTGTACCCCGAGAAGCTCCAGAAACTTGCCGAGGAGTCTTTCGAGCCTGGCCTCCTTTTCTCAAACCTATTGGGAAAGGCCGCTGGTCTTAAGAAGAACTCACCTCTCTCCGCTTGGATCGAGAATTCAGCCGTGTCCTGGGGACAAGAGGGGCAGCCAATGGGCCACCCCCTCTCCTTCTCCAATCTCTGTATTGTAAACCTTGCTGTCTATCGGTGTGCGCTCAAGCGCTGGGCAAACTCTCCGGAGTGTCCAGGCGAGCGATTCAGAAGACGTATCATTTTCGACCAGCTCATCGACAACGTAATAATAAACGGAGATGATGTAGTATTTATCTGTGAGGAGTCTTTCTACTCAACCTGGGTCAGTACCGCTCGTGAAGCGGGTTCCTGATCTCAGTTGGAAAGAACTATTTCTCACCAGATTGTTGCCTCATCAACTCGCAATTCTTTCGTATCATCGAAGGGAAATGTCGGAGGTTCGGTTACCTAAACCAGAACCTTTTCCGTGGCTGTGTCAAGAAGACGGAAGGGAACGAAATATCGCCCTTGGAGCTCTCGCGCGCGGTGAACCAGACCATTGGTCTTTACCCCGCTGCAGCAGGCGCCCTTCCTCTCATGATGTCTCGCGCTTCCAAGTTGTTCTATGGAAGTGAATTTCAACCGAACTGGTTTCTCCCTGTAACCCTTGGTGGGCTCGGAGTCAACCCCCTCTATGGCCACTGTCGTGCCTACGGGGATGGATTCTTACCAAAAAGAATAACCAGAGAACAGCGTTTAATGGCTGCGCACTTTATCTATGACCCCAAACTTCGTCTTATGGCCCAACGTGGCCACTCCGCACTGCAAGCGCAGTGCATACTTGACGACATGCCTCGACACTTACGAAAACCCCTTCTAAAGGCGGCGATCGATGAGTGGAAGACAGGAGAGTTGCCTCAATCCCTCCAGGATTTTCTGGTGGGGGGAGAAACAAAGACTGAGAATGGGCTCACGAAACAGGAGCCAAGCTTAGAACAGCTGATCGTGTCCGATTATCGGAACGCTGCGCGAGTGGACGCCTTGCAGGATCTTATGAAGGACCTGAAGGAACGAACCCCCGAGGGCAGAGACTTTAAATGCGAGAACCTTTCTGATCTCAACCGCTTAGACATACCGAATGGTCGTCTAGGGGAAGAGGAGAGATCGGTCCTTGCGCTTTCTGGCTCCAGCCGCCTCGTACGGGGAGACTACGTCCCGCAGCAGTATGAGTCCGACGACACGTCAGCCGATGACGTCGCGGTGAGGTTGATGATGTTGCTGCGCATGTCGCAGGTCAATTTATACGTCAATCCGTCACGTGTTATTTCCAGGTGGAGAAGGCAACATCGCCTCTCCCCCATGAGCGATGAGAGAATCTTTCAAGAGACTCTCGTCCGCTACTTCCAGTTTGCAAGACCATTGCCAG